GAGACACAGTTTACAGCGGCGTGGAAGCAAAGCGCCCTGAGTGACAAAGAGGCTCGTGAGAACCTCTATATGCTTTGTCAAAACCTCGCGGCACTGAAAGGATACATAGAATCAGTTGTTGAGGATGGTAAATTGGCAAATGCGGCTTTGAAAGAGTTGCAAAATCGTCAACAATTTGAGAAAAGGAAATAATCATGTCCGACAATCCGCAAGGAACCGGAGCTATCTCAGTAAACGATGCAGTAAACAGCCTTCTAATGACCCCCGAAACGGACAAGGTTGAAGAAGAGCGACAGGAGACAGAAGTCTCCGAATCAGTGGAGGCAGAAGACAAAATCACTGAAGAGGATAACCAGTCAGAGACTGAATCCTACGATGATGATGAGGACGATGCTGATGATACTGAAGAGTCTGATGAAGACGATGACTATGAGGATGACGAAGAGCAACCTGTAGAAAGTACATACCGTGTTAAAGTTGACGGTGAGGAAATCGAGGTCACGCTTGACGAAGCCCTACAGGGTTATCAGAGGCAACAGGCTTACACAAAGCGCAGTCAAGAACTTGCAGAAATGCGTAAGGCAGCAGAAAGAGAAGCCGCCGAAGCAAAGCAAGCAAGAGATTACTACGCGCAGCAACTTGAGGTTGCGGCACAGCAGATTCAGCAGACTATCCCAGAAGGGGAACCTGATTGGGTCTCATTAGCAAGAGAGGTTACAGCGGAAGAGTACAATGCGATTAAAGCGGAGTACGATAGCCGTAAAGCAAACCTTTCAAAATTGGAGCAAGAGCGACAGTATATCGCTCAACAGCAAGCCGTTGAAAGAGAAAAGGCTCTAAAGGAGCATTTGTCTTACCAGCGGTCAGAAATGCTAGAACGTATTCCGCAGTGGCGGGACGATGAACGCAGAGACAGTGAGCGCGTAAAGGTAATCCAGTACGCTAGAAATGTCGGGTTCAGCGAAGAAGAGGTAGCCTCAGCATCTGATGCCAGGGCTATTGAAATTCTTTACAAAGCGATGCAGTGGGACAATCTTCAGAAGAAGAAACCCGATGCTAAAAAACGCGCAAAGCAAGCTCCTAAGATGGCTAAAGCTGGAACGCCTAAGACCAAGAGCCAAGTTGCAAGTCGTTCGCGGCAGGAAGCAATGAATCGTCTCAATAAAGAGCGTTCAGTTGATGCTGCCGTACAATACTTGATGGGCAACAAAACTTAGAAGGAGTTTTCAAATGGCCACATTCACAACCACTCTCGCAGTAGGCGAGAAAGAACAACTAGCAGACGTCATCTACCGGATTGACCCAGATGAGACACCAATCTTTTCCGCACTCAAGAAAGAGACCTCAAACGGCATCTTTACTGAGTGGCAGGTTCAAGAATTGGCCGCCGCATCTGGCACCAACTACGTCAATGAAGGTGCAGACGCCAGCATTGGTACACCTACAGCAACTACTCGTCTGGGCAACTACCACCAGATTTCAGTAGCAGCAGTAGCTGTTTCAAAGACCCTTGATGCAGTCGAAAAAGCAGGCCGCGACAAGGAACTGGCATACCAGAAGGTACTGAAATCATTGGAACTTCGCCGTGACATCGAAAAATCAATCGGTGACACAGACGTAGCTCGTGATGGTTCTGACCCTCGTAAATCAGCATCACTGTCATGCTGGATTACAAACGGTTCAGTAGGTGCATCTGGTGCATTCGCAACTGGTGACGGTACTGACGCCGTTACTGGCGGTACTGACCGCGCTCTCACATTGCAGCTTATCGAAGACGGTATGCAGGCAGCGTGGGAAGACGGTGGCAATCCAAAGATGCTTGTAGCGTCTGCCACAAACCGTGCGAACTTCTCAAACCTGACAGCTTCATCAAACTTGGTAAACAACCAGGTGAACATGACTCAGGCAAAAGAAGTCACCTACGTTGGTTCAACATCAGTCTTCCTGACTGACTTTGGCACACTTGAGGTCGCTCCATCACGCTTCCTTGGCAATGACCGTGTGTTCATGATTGACCCAGACTTTGCATCACTTTGCACCATCAATGGTCGCAACTTTGCAGAGAACCAAATCGCACCAACAGGCGATGCCGAGAAGTTCCAGATTGTCACTGAGTGGGCGCTTAAAGTACAAGCTCCAAAAGCTCATGCGATGATTCTTGACCTTAACGGTTCCTAAGTAACTTAGAGAGGGCGGGGCAACCCGCCTTCTCTTCTTATAGGGGTTATAATGAAAAAAATACTCAACTCAGACGCCGCCACCGGCAAGCAGACTGTTCTGCGCCAGGAATCAGACGGTTCTACTTTTATTGATAAGACACAGAATTTTGATAGCCTGCTTAAAATTAATAAGCAGATGAGTGATGATTGGCGCAAGGGCGACCTAATTGGGACACAGAAGCATGTTCAGCATGTGGCAGAAATACCCAATGTAGTGTATCATCACCTATTGAAGACGTTGGGCAAGCCTAACGAAAACCCGAAGGCTTGGAAGGATTGGCTGAATAACAGCGAAAACCGAGCATTTAGAACAGGTGGCGGTAACATTTAATGGCTATTTCTTCTTACGCAGAACTGCAAACTGCTATAGCAAACTTTCTTGCTCGTACTGATTTGAACTCAGTAATACCTGATTTTATTCAGCTTGCAGAAGCACGGATTAACCGTGAGCTAGAAACTCGTGAGCAGGAAAAGCGTTCACAGGCGACATTGGTGGCCGGTGATGAGTACATTGCCCTGCCAACAGATTTGCGTGAAGTGCGTGAGGTAAAGCTAAACACAAGCCCTATTACGGTTCTTAACTACGCTAGTCCATCATCGCTAGACAGCACATACTCAGGTAATGGCCTTGGCAAGCCGCTTGGATACAGCATTGTCGGCAAGGAAATGAAACTTCGGCCAGTGCCGGATTCTGCTTATACAGCGGAGATTGTTTACATTGGAAATGTAGATGCCTTGTCGGCTGTTTCAACGCCTACTTTGTTCCTGCGTTCTCCTGATTTGTATTTGTATGGGGCATTGACCGAGGCATATATTTACCTGCTAGATGAGCAGAGAGCAGCACAGTATGATGAAAAGTTTACTCGTGGTATAAATGAAGTTCGTATTGACGAGGAGCGTTCACACTACGGTACTGGCTCATTACAAACCAAGTCTGTCTATATGAGGCAGAACGCAACAGCGGAGAAATAAACTATGTCTGCAATGTCTGACTACCTAGAGAATGAAATTCTCGACCACATTCTTTCTACTGGCGCATACACAATGCCTGCTGGTGTTTATGTTGGCCTTTCAACAGCTTCATTTAATGACGATAATAGCGGCACAGAGCTTACTGGCAATGGTTATGCTCGTGTAGCAGCTACATTCAATGCAGCGGCTTCTGGCACGGCTGACAACAGCGCGGCTATTGAGTTTTCAGCAGCCACAGCAAGCTGGGGTACAGTAAGTCACTTTGGTTTATTTGACGCTAGTAGCGCGGGTAACTTGCTTATTCACGGTGCGTTTACCACTGCAAAGCTGATTGACACAGGTGACATTCTAAAGATTACTGCTGGTGATTTAGACATCACAGCGGCATAGGTGTAGCTGATGGCTACAAATACCCCATCCCTAGAACAGCTATCTGGCAGCATTGATTCGCTGCCTCATAGCCTAGATAATCTGGATGGTCTTCCGTGGTGTAACCCCACTTTAGACCAGCTAGACGCTTGGGGTACGCTTGAGCAATTAGACGCATTTGGCTACACGCTTGATGAGTTAGGCACAGGCGACAGGCTCTGTGTTCTTATTGCAGACACACCGTCAGCTACAATAGCTATTACAGCTACTGGAGCTATTCTTTTTGCCAAGGAAGTTCAAGCTGCTGTTTCAGTCTCCGCGTCAGCCGCTTCTGGAGTAAACCGCATACGGCCTATGCAAGCGGCCGTAACAGGCGTTGCAAGCTTTGAAGCTGTTATAACACCTATTAGAACAATGGAAGCATCTGTAGGCGTTGCTGTCACTAATACGGTTAATATAAAAAGAATTAGGCCGTTTACATCAAGTGTTTCGTCTTCTGTTAACGTATCATCTATTGCAAGGATAGTTTACTCTGTTGATTCGGCTCCTAATGTAGTTGTAACGACAACCAGTGCAGCTAGTGGTATAT